ACACTTGCCCGAACGACGGACGAAGAAAAAGCGCCTTCATCGGTCGATGGGCGCTTGTGCGCCTCCTAACTGGGCTGTCAAACCCGGTCGCCGATTGTGCGGCGACGCGGCAAGCATCGCGCCACCGTGGGGTGCGTGTCAACAATGTCTGGGACATATTCTTCGTCATCTTCAGGCGGACGGTGGCCGGCCTCTGCGGCGAGGCCGGCATGGCAGGGTATGGATCAGTGCTTCGTCGGCGAGGGCGTCTCGATACGCGTACCCGGAACCCGGTCGAGGGCGTTCAAGAGCACGTTACCCAGGCCGCGGTTGAGCTCGGGCGTGCCGCCCTCCACGTAGATGCGCACCTCGAGCGGCACGGTGTCGCTCGGTGCCGGCGCTTCGGCCTTTTCATCCGTGGGCGCGCTGGCCTGGTTGATAGTGGGATCCACGTACTCGCCGCTGACGATGTCGGGGTGCGCGGCCATCAGCGATTTGAGCGTGAGCTGCAGGATCACAAGGCCCAGCGAGCCGCCGGCGAGAATGACTAGCGTGGCGACCAGGGTATGGAACCGGTCCACCGAGACGAATGCGTTGCATCCACCGAACGACGATGCCTCCCTGGCCGGATTCAAGGGGAGTGCAAGATCGATGACGCCGAGGCCTTCGCCGGGAAGATCACGCAAGCCCTTCGCGCTCGAAGCGCCAAGGCCCAGCAGTTCGACCAGGGCGACCCACGGCAGGTAGTGGACGCCCTCATGGCGGGCCAGCGGATACGTCGTTCCCGTGGGGCCGACGAACACGCACGCCAGGGTGGCGATCGGAGTAGTGAGAGGATTGAGCTTGGGCATGAGGTTTCCTTTCGACAGGCAAGGGGAGTCCGTTCCGGCCTCCTGTCGAAGGGCCGGTGGATGGGTAAATGAATGCGATGGCGCCGCTAAGGCGTCAGTTGAGGCTGCGCAGCATCCGCATGAGTCGGTTAGACGCACCTTCGCTCGGCGCTTCGCTCGCGGACTTAGCCCGCTCGTGTGCGAGTTCCATGAGTTCGGACGCGGTGAAATTCGCGACCTGGCCAGATACCGGGTCCACGACGCGGCAGACGAGTGATGTCGACAGGCTTATGTCGATCCACGCGGGTTGCGTGCGCGCCTGGATTTCCGCAAGAGCCGCGACGGCGATTGCGTGCGCGGTGAAGGCATCGGGAACCTGATGGTCGGCAACCAGAGCAACGGCGCAGGCTTCTAGCAACTGCTGATCGTCCAGGTGCATTGCGGCGTGCTGGTCGATGTACCGCACCGCTGCGTAATGCCTGGCTGAGTTAACGACACGCGCGTCGCGCGGATCGATGTCGGTAAGTGATGACACGTAACCCCCTGTGGTCTCGGTCAGTTCGATTTGCCCAGGCCAAGCCTGGTGTGTTCGTGGTGCATCGGCAGCGGCGTCACATGGGCATGCGTGTGCGTGGCCACGGCTGCCCGGGAGACGACGATGTCGTTCGCGCGACGAGCAACCAGCGGGACGTTGACGTCCGCCGACGGCATCGCACTGGCAACCGTCATGCGGACGATTCCCACCGACACGACGTACTGGCAACCACACTCAAGATTCGTGCATTGCACGTACTGTTCCGTCACGATGTCGGACAGTTTTCGCGACGTGTAGGTAACCGCCTTCGCTTTGCAGTGAGGGCAGGTGTGCCCGCCGCGTTGTTTCGGTGGTGTCATCGTTCAAGCCTCGTTCGGCGTTGTAGCCGGATGCTGTGCGCGAAGAAGGGGGATGCCCAGCAAGTACACCTCGCGCAGCAATGCGGAGCGAGTGGTGCCCATAGCCTGAGCAAGACGATCAGCTTCCGCGCGTTCTTCGGGTTCGACACCGAACTCAACACGCACGAGATGCTTTTCGCCTCGCGGGGCATAACGTTTGGATGGAGATAAGGAGATGGGCATGCTGGGTTACGATAGGAATGTGCCTGACAATCGGCATGCTATACCACGTGGTGTGGTACTGCAACATGCTACAGGCGGAATTACCACGATGCGTGGATCGCATACGACAAGGGGTGGTTTTTTTGCTTCACTGGACGCGGCCTCCGTGCCCGTCCCGAACGCCGGCGATGTGATCGACCGGATGCGCGAAGTGCTCGGCTTGAGCTCCGACGTGGAGCTTGCTGAGCACCTGAAGCTCGGGCGAACGACGCCGGGCATGTGGCGGCTGCGCAATCGGGTGCCCACGGAGAATTGTGTCGAGGTCGCTGCACAACGCGGGGTCTCACTCGACTGGCTGGTCTTCGGTACCGGTGAAGCCGCGCGCGGCGTCACGCGTCAATATTCTGACGATGTAACTGCAGTGGCTGGCCACGTCGTGGTCGCACCACTGCGCGGCTTTGCCGACACACCCGGTGCGGAGCCACTCGTCTTGCCGGAATTGCTCATACGGCAGCGTGGTGTCGAGGGCGACCTCGGATCGTTGCGTTACATGATTAATCCGACAGACGGCTTGAGCCCGCGCCTGCCGAAAGGCCGTATTTTGCTGGTAGATGCGGGGATCACCCGCCACGAGGACGTGGTCGACGGCGAGACCTATGTGGTTCGGATGTGGGACCGTGTGAACGTGCGTCGCATCTTCATCATCGGCCGCAACGAGTACCGTCTCCGCGGCGACAGTGAGCACGAGGAACGCCGTGATCTGACCGGGCCGGACTACCAGCACCTGGCGATTGGCGGCCGGGTTATCGACGCAATCTAGGCCGCCCTGTAGTACATTGCCGCCGGGGAATCACAGCAGAAATTTCTTTCATGATCGACCGTGCATCGGATGCTTGGAACGTCCAGCGACTACTCGCTGGACGGTCAACCAGAGTCATCATCAACATCGTTACGGCAATGGCTTACATGGTGGCCTACCTTGGCCTGCGTGACGTCTCAAACGATCAGTGGTATCTGCCAGCAGGCCTGCGCTTCGCCGCACTCCTGGTCACGCCGTCTCGTCTGTGGCCGTCGCTGTTCATCGGCGACGTGGCGGCTCTCGCGACGTTCCGTGCCGCGATGATTCCCGAGTATGGCCTTCTGTACTACGCGTGCAGCTCGCTCGCTACGTGGCCGGTGGTCGCGTTGGTCGTTAGTCGCCTCGGGACGATCAACGATCGCCTCGGTGTTGGTAGCGCGGCCGATGCCATCGCGCTCATCGTTGCCGGCCTGCTTTCCGCCGAGCTGGTCACCCTGGCCAACAAGGCGATGCTGGCCTACCTGAAAATCGGCGGTGGCCACATGGTGTACGCGGACCTCATCGGATGGTCGATGGGTCAGGTACAAGGCATCATGCTTGCCCTTTTTGTGGTGGCTCTCTTCGCCAAAGGGCGCGACGCCCGGCCTGCTGAGCGGTTTTTCCTCGCTGACTCACTGGCGGCTGTCGCACTCTGCGTCGCGCTGGTGAGCTTCGTCCTGGTCATGGCGCCTCACGATGCGGGCGCCCTGATCGCCATGCGGCTCTGTTTGCTGCTGCCCGCCGTCGCTTTGACGTTCCGCCACGGTTGGCGTGGCGCAGCGGTCGGCTCGATCGCGGCCAGCATTGCCCTGTTTTCGACCATCCCGCATCAGGAGGCGGGTCAGGTAGACAGCGCGGGGATGCTGATGCAGGAGGTCTTCGCGTTCGTCTCGGCCTCCTTGTTCGTCCTCGGCGCACGGACGCACCAGGTCGAAAAGGCCGGCGCCGGTTGCTCCGACGAACAGGCCGATGTCCTCCGCCACACGCGCGAGCAGTTCGAGTCGCATGAGAAGCGTCAGCGCGAGACAGCGCTGCGCGCGGAAGCCATGCAGAGCGATTCACGCGAGCGCCTGGGTCCGCTCGTCACGCTGCTGCGCAAGAGTGGACAGGCCGAAGTGGCCATGAGCCTGGTCGGCATGGCACACACGCAGGCCTCGCATTTCGGCCGGACGGTGGTCGACAGCATTTACCCGCTTACCTTGGAGCGTTTGGGCCTGTTCGCCGCGTTGGAGTCGGAAGCGTTCGCCGCTCACTTTGCCGGCACCGCGCACACATTCGACCTGGTCGGCCGGCCTCATGCCATTTCCCTGCCGGCGAAGCTCGCCGCGTATCGCGTGCTTGGCGAGGCGGTCGAGTGGATGCTGGTATCGAAGCCACAGCGGATCCGCGTCGGCATCGACTGCTCGGCCACGCCGGAGGGCGAGTCAACGATCTGCATGGAAGTACAAGCGATCGTTCCGTCGATCACAGCCCGTTCCTCCGTGCAGACAGCCCGGCTCGCTCAGCTGCGTAACCGCGTCATGGCCTACGGCGGCTCACTCCACAATGTGCCGGGGTGCTTGAGCATGGTCGTGCGCGACGAACAGAGGGATGCGGCAACCGCGTCCGATAGCCTGCCGCGCGTTAGCCATGTACGCGGGCCCGCGATCGCGGAAGACACTCTCACCCGCTAGACCAAAAAAAGGGAGGCCCGGTTACCTGGGCCTCCCTTTTTGTGCGCGCAGATTTACTTGACGTAGACCTGCCAGGACACCGCGCCGTCAGCGGCAACGTGACGCGCGACGACCATAGCCGCGTCCTCATAGACGACATCCGTCGACGCCGGCGCGACCGCGATCTGCTGAACGGCGTCGTCGCCCACCGGAAGCGCGAGCAGCTCGCCGCCGATGAAGGTAAAGGCCGCCCTGGGCGAGCCGGAGGCGTCGGCGACTTCGGTATAGCGCACGCCGCTGCGAGTGAACTGAAACACCTGGTAGTCGGGGGACAGGCTCAGATTCTGTCCGCTCGGGCTGACCTTGCCTAGGTCGGACGAGCTCACTGCCACCGCGTTCGGCCGCCCATTGCCGCCTGACGCGCAGCAGGGTGGTAGTTCGAAGGCCATAGCGGAGGCACAGGGAGCAAGCATCAGCATGCCCAAGATCGCGTTCAATGGTTTCATACGTCCCCTTTTTGGTGGTTGGAAATGGGTGCCAGGCGCGCAACGCGGCGCCCGCGGAAGTCTGCCATGGTCACGGGGCCGGTAGGTTTAAAGCGTCGGCCTCGCCATCGTCTTCGGATTCATCGCCTTCATCCTTGGCGGGATGATCGGACGCCGAGGCTTTGTTCTCGAGGGACACGTGCGTTGTATAGCCACCGTCGCCGGTCCACGTGTGAGTCGCGTCTTCCACAATCCAGTCGAACGCTGCGATTTCATCGCCCCACCCATAGGTCTTCGCCGGCATCTCGGGAAGTGCGTCCGGGTAGCCCTTGGCAAGGGCAATCTCGAAGGTCGCAGCGCCACGCTTCACGCGTGCCATTTCTGCCGAGGCAGCGCGCTGCGCGTCTTCGGGCGTAGCGAAGTGGCCGCGTAGAACCTTCACATGGCCGCCCTGGCCGGATAGCGTGCTCTTGGTTGCCGCGGCATCCACATCGTGCCATCGCGCTCGCACGCCGGTGTAGGAGTCGCGGTCGGCGACGTGAAACCGATGGCGATCGCCGGAAGCACGACGGATGGTGAGCGTGGGTAGCACCTTGCCGCTTACCGTGGCCCCTTGGCCGATCGGGGCGAAGATGAGATAGCCGTTCTTCACCGTCGCCACGGCGTCGAACATGGATCCTACGCGGCGCAGCAGGGCGATATCGCTCTCGGTCTGGTCGATCTGCTCTACAACGATGGCGCCGAGCTTGGGCGAAATGCGTGGCGTTAGGCCGTTCTCGCCGGCGATGACCTTGACCAGGTGGTCGACCGTCGAGTTGCTGAAACTGCGTTCCTTGCGCGTGTTGATCGAGCTGGCCAGCTTCGCGCTACGACCATGCACCGTGATGACATCGGGCGTGCCAGCGTGCTCAACCTCATCGATAGTGAAGCCGCCCTGCAGCTGCACGCCCGAGCGAAGAAACCCCATCATGACTGATGCAACGACGCCGCGGCGGGGCAGCGCTAAGCCGCCATCGGTGGCATCGAACGACATGGAGATTTCGTCAGCATGGCCACCGCGGGTGATTTTCATGGACAGCTGGGTGAGACGCGATCGCAGGACCGATGTGACGTCCTTTCCATCGATTTCGATGCGAGACGCGGGAATGCCACTGGTGGCCAGCGTGCCGGCCATCACGCGGCCGCCTGCGTCGAGCTCGAGGGCGCCTCATCTGCCGGCACCGCGTCGTCCCGCGTGAGTGAGAGGGAGAACTCCACTTTGCGGGGCGTGCCGTCTTCGAAGTGATAGGTTTGCGTCGTCTGGATACTGTCGATGTGATAGGTGCCGTAGACGTAGCCGGCACCGTCGACCAGGACGTAGGCGTCACCGCCTTGGCCCATTGTCTCCAGGCGCGTGATCGACGCCAGCGTTCCCGTGACACCAGGCGCCACGACGCCGGTGATCGTGATTTGCTCTTCGCCTGGTCCGATCTTCTGGTAGGCATCGCGCAAGCCCACCCGAGACAACGCTGGGTGCTTGAACTGCATACTCCGCTGCAGCTGGTGGTAACCTGCCGTTGTGACGCCGAAAGCAAAGGGCCCGAGGGCCAACATGTGTGTCGCTGCCATGATTAATCCTCGTCGTTGTAGGCCGAGCGCTTACGCACATCGACCTGGCGGCGGTGGTTGTCCAGTGCGTTGTTGACGGCCATCGTGGCCTCTTGGTGGCTCATGCCGCGCGCGTCGACGTTCACCTGGTAGGTGTCGCCGCCTGCAGCTGCGGCCGCGATCGGCTTGGTGCTGACGATCGACGCATTAGCGCCGCCACCGCTGCCGGCCGGGTTGCGTGCGATCGCATCAGAAATCTGCCGCGCGCGATCGCTGTCACCGGGCATGATCCACTGCAGGGGTTCGGGGCCGGTGGCCGTGCCACTGATCTTCTGCCACATCGCGTAAAGGCGTTCGATCACCGAGCGGACGGCTTGGATCTTCGTCTCGATCCATTCCAGGGCGGTGCCGGCGGCGCCCTTGATGCCCGCCCAGAGGTTGGTAAAGAAATCACCGATCTTGCCCCAGGTCACTACGACCCATCCCGCGGCGTTGCCAATGGCTTCGCCAAGGCCGATGAACATCCGGATGCCGTAGGTCAAGCCGTCGACCAGGACGCCGAGCACGGCACCGATAGCCTGGCCGAAACCCACACCGTTCGCCCTGGCCGCGTCCAGCTGTTGCGTGGTGGCCTTTACCGGCTCCAGCAATTGCATGAACCAACGCCACACGTCGCCGGCAACCTGGGCGAGCCAGGCGAAGGCAGGTGCGAGCGGTGCGACAGCTTGCCTGGCGCGCTCGAGCGCCGGGGCGACCCCGTCGCCGATACCTTGGCCGACGCCCTGGAACCAGGCCTTGATGGGTTCCCAATACTTGCGGATGGCGAGGCCTACGGCGATCACGAGCAGGAGCACCGCGCCGATGGCGAGTGCTGTACCCGCCGAGGCGCCCGCAATCGCCATGAGAACGCCGCGCGCCGCGAGCCCAACTCGCGACAGCAGGCCAACCTGCGCCGCGCCTGCAGCAGCCGTGGAGCCCGCCGCGGCGGCGCCGCTGCCGGCGGCCGCTGCAGCGCCGCCGAGGATCCGCCCCATGGCCAGGCGGATGCCCGTCGCCTTGAAGGCAAAGCGGAGTAGGGCGAACTGGCTCAGGAGACCACCGAGCGCGATCATCAGGCCGCCAACTGCCGTCATGATGAGACCGAAGCCGCCAGCGGTGACGGTAAGCGCCTTGGCGATGCGCGGATGGGCTTCGGCGAAGGAATTCACCCGGCGCAGGATGGTGACCAGCTTGCCGAGGCCGGCGACGTACAGCGGAAGGATCTGCGTGCCGAGCTCGCGATACAGGTCGCGCTTCTTCGCCTCGAGGTCGGCTTCCATGCCGCCGGCAGTGCCACCCGCTTCCTTGTACAGCGCGTCGACACCATAGGCCTTCGGCGCCGCCGCCAGGTGCTTGGCGATGTTGTTGCGTTCCAGGTACAGCGAGGCGAACAGGTCGCCGCCCTTGCGACCGGAAAACAGGCTGTTGATCTTGCTGATGACCTGCTGGTCATTCAGCGCACCATGCGGATTGATCTTCGGCACGATGCGCTGCATCAGGAATTCGAACGGGTTGGTTCGGTAGAGGTCGGCATCCTTGAGCGCGTCGGGGAGCAGCTTCTTGACGTGACCCGTCGTGCCGTATTTCACGGCATCCTTCTTGATGAGGCCGAGGCTAACCAGTTCCTCGGCCGACTGCTGCGTTGTGCGACCCGCGGCGAAATTCTGGTACGCGGTGGCCAGGCCGGTACCGGCGCGATGGCCACCCATTTCCTGCATGGTGTGGAGCAGGCCGAAGAAGAACGACGAATCATCCAACTGCTTGGCGGCGACACCGCCGGTTTTGATCATGTTGAGCAGGTCTTCCGGCTTGACCAGGCCACCGGAGGCGACATACGCCTGCGTCGCGTAGTCCAGGACGCGCTTCAAGCTCTCCGGACTCTTGGCCGCGCCGCGGAGCTCGGCGACCTTGAGCAGATCCATGAACATGGCCTCGGCGTTGTCGCCGTGTCCCTCGCCATGGCCACCCTGCGCCATGACCGTTTCGATGCCGAACTTCATCCGCGCCAGGTAGGGCGTGACCTGCTCGGCCTCATGCATGTCGCGTAGGACGCTGTTGGCTTCCTTGAAAAGCTTCAGGTTGTCTGTCGCGCTGGACCCCATGATGTCCATGCCCCGGGCGAACTTGACCGCGTCGCTCACGGCCGCATCGCCCACGCCTTGCGCACGCAGCTGCGCGGTCTGCTGCTGGAAGGCCTTGGCCTCGTCGATCGTCGGCCTGACGGCGCCCAGGATGCCCTGACCCGTCGCCAGCGCCGCGGCACCGCCAACGGCCATGTGCGCGCCAAGGGCCTGCGTCGCGTGCAGCTGGGAGCGCGCGGTGGCCATGCGCTGCTGCTGCTGGCCGATTGCGGTCAGGCGCTTCTGCTGCGTGGCCATCTGTGCGTTCACCGCGCCGATCTGGCTGGCCAACGAACGCTGGGCCGCACCCATGGCCTTGGTGTCGATGCCGGCGGCGCCCAGGGCCGTGCGCATGCCGGCTAGCTTCTGCGTGTTGGCCTGGTACTGGCGCTCGAGCTCGGCGGCCGTGCGCTTCGCCTTGCCGAACTCCCTCGTCTGCGCGCGCGAGGCATTGGCCGATCCCGCGATCGCTTTACCCAGCTCGGTAGCCTTCGCGCGCGCGGTGGCCAGCTTGCCCTGCAGGTCGCGGGTGCCGGCGCGCAGGTCACGGAAGCCCTTGAGCTCGTCCTGGGCCTTGTTCAGTTCCTTGAGGCGCTGGCGAGTGTCGCGCAGCGCCTTGGCGGACTGTGTGGCCTGGCCGGTGATCGATTTCAGCGGTGCTGTCGCCTTCTCGATCAGCGACAACACCACGCTCAGCTTCAAATCCGCCATGTCATTCCCGATTAGCGCCGCTGCGTTCGACGGCGCGTTCATGCCACACCATCAATTCGGCCGGCCCCATCGCGTCCATTTCGCGGGGCGGCCAGTGGAAGACGACGGCCAGGTCGGCCATCACGTCCTCTACCCGATCGGGAAGCTTTCCTTCGCTTGCCTCGTCAACAAAAAACCGGAGATCTCCGTGGCGATCTGCACCAGGTCGGCAGGGTCCATTGCGGACACTTCGGGCTTGAGCAGGGGCGGGGTCGTGATGCGCGGCAACACGATTTCGAGCGAGCCGACATCCATGTTCAGCAGGTTGACCAGCGACGTGCCGCGCAATTCGCCGGCGGCGGGCTTGCGCACGTCGATCTTCTCAACGAGCGTGTCGCCGCGCTTGATGGGGCTTTCGAGGGTGATGGTCTTGGAAACGATATCCACGGTGGTGTCCTAAGCAAAAAGGGATGATTTGAGGCGACGCCGGGGCTAGTCCGGCGCCGGCGAATTACCACTGGCCGATGGCGTTACGTTCGGCGGTCTTGATGTCGATTCCGTTGATGCGGACCACGTTGGCCAGGTTGTCGATGAAGACAACTTCCGCACCGTTGACGGCAAAGCGGTAGACGGCGACTTCGAAGGTGTACTTCCACTCGCTGATGGTCTGCGCCTTCGCATCGCCCGGATCGACTTCCGAGTAGCGGCCGCGCATATAGACCTCGACGGCATCCAGCTGGCCGGTGGCGTCGTTCTGGTAGGCGCCCAGGAAGCGGTTGCCGACGGCGTCGACGGTGGTCGCGCCGAACGAGCTCAGCGCATCCAGGCGATAGCCGTTGGTGGAGAGGGTCGCCTGCAGCTTCTCCATGCCCAGGTCGATCATCGTCGGGGCGGCCATGCCACCGTTGATGACCTCTTCCATCTTGCGGGTGAGCTTGGGCAGGCCCAGGCTGTTGGTCTCGCCAGTCCAGCCGATGCCGTCCTGGAAGTGATTGAAGTTTTTGAGGACGCGGGGGAGGCTCATAAAACGGTGTCTCCGTGGGGGAAGGTGTCGCCGGCGGCGCCGGCGGGGCCAGGCGACCCGAGGGCCGCCTGGCGAATTCAGGCCGCGGCCTGGCTGGCGATCGCCGAGGACAGGTTCACGAAGAACTCGTCGGTGAATTCCTGCTGCAGGGTGACGTCCTCGAACGGCGGCACGGGCGTGTACTTGTAGGAAATAACGCCACGGCCGTTTTTGAGGTCATCGGTGCTGTTGAGGTCCGGGTTCCAGAACGCCTTAAAGCCGATCAGGTAGCCCGCGGCGACCAGCTTCGACCCGGTGTTGTTGAAACCGTCGATGATGTCTTTGACGAGAACGGGCGAAAGCGGCTGGTCGATGTACGGGAACATCGCCTCGGCCATCGAGTCGGCGAGCACCTGGGCAGTGCGCGTGTAGCTCTCGAAGATGAACTCCGAGTCGTCGCACGTGCGCGAGCCCCAAAAGCGGAAGCCCTGGCGATTGATGAGCGTGGTGATGCCCTGGGCATTGAGCAGATCCGCGTCGGTGCCCACCTGCTGGAACGCGAAGTACACATCCTTGGTGATGCCCGTCACGCCGTCGACCGGCACGTTGGAAATCGTCTTGTGCCAGCCGACGTTCTGGTCGATCTGCGCCCGCAGGCCCATCGCGATCGCAATCGTCAGCGCGGTAGCGGTCTTCGCGCCCACGGCGTCGAAGTAGCTGAAATCCGGCCACACAAGCATGAGTTCACGCTGGGAGAACTGCTGCCGATAGGTAAGGCATTCGGCAACGGTAGCAGCGTCAGCGCACGACGCGTAGCTAAACGCACGCAGCTTCTTGGCCACGATGGCCTGGGCCGCGGTTACCTCTTGCGTGTCCAATCCCGGGCAGCCGAGGATGCGGGGCTGCACGCCCAGGCGAGATTGCGCCGTGAGCATCGCCTGCAGGCCGGTATAGACGCCATCCGCCGTCACCGTGCCGATGACGTTGACGCTGGTCTGCGCATCGTCTGCACCTTCGGTGACGCGAACAACGACGATAGGGCAGGTGACGAGGTTGCTGATCTGCAGCAGCGACTGGCCCAGCGTGCCCTTCGTGCCCGCCTTGCCGAGCAGCGACTTCGCGTTGGTCACCAACACGGCCGTGTTGAGCGGAAAGGTCGTGGCATCGGCATCTTCGCCGGTGGCCACGAGGCCGATGATTGCAGTGGAAATGAGCTTCACCGAAAGCGAGGTACCGTTGACCTCGTCAGTGCGTGCGCCGTGATGGTATTCAGTGGCCATGGTGTTCCTCGGGGTGGGTGGGGGCTTAGTTGCCGAACGCGTTCGTCGTGTACTGGAACGAACTCACGGAGCGCTGAACTCCGAGCCGGTAAAGAATTACGGTGATGGCACCATGGGACGCGTCCTGCGTCGTGACCAAGATGGCGCTGGAGGTTGCCGACGCTGTCTGCGTCGTCGTAAGGGCCGTCTGGCCGGGCGCGCTGTTTGCGGTTGAATGACTCGCGTTGCCGATGGCTTGACCGTCTTGCGTCACTCCGATGACGCACGACCAGTTCGCGACGGAATCGCCGGCAGGTAGCCACACGCCGGAGTCCAGACCCGTCTCTGTGTTGCTGATGAGGCGATGGATCTGCCAAGTGCCGTCGTTAAGCATGTAGAGCTTCACGGTCGCTGTGCCGCGCAGGCTGTTTGAAGCGGTGTAGTTCTTCCCGTTGAAGCCGAGGTTGTAAACGGCGGTGCCCTTAGCTGCCCAAAAGTTAGACACGTCGGTCCCGCCCGATGCGTACTTGACATCAGCACGTTTCGACCCGTACTTGATATTCGCGTAGTGCGTCGGAGCACCGCCCACCTTCAAGCCGTAGACGACAGTCCCATCGCCTACAGTGTCTGGGTCAAACAGTGCGTCGAAGTCGACCCCGGTTGTCCGATAGCCGCTCACTCGTCGATTACTCCCGGCTGCGGAACCTCGACGTTGTTTGAAACGGGTGGGGGAACCGCCTGCGCTTCGTCGTAAAGCGCAGCGAACGCTGCCTTAATGATGAGGACGGCCCCAGCTGCGGAGATGTGCGACAAGTCAGCCTGCGTGACGGGGTCGACGCCCGAGCCGAAACAACGTGTCGCGATATCGTCGAGCATCGTCGTTAGCGGGGCTTGGTCACCGCCCGGGCCCTGGTATTCGTCGTTGACGAAAATGCACGGGCGTGCGCCGAAAGTGATCTGTACGCCCTTCGACTTCGGGTCATACAGCATCGTGGTCGTCAGTGAAATCACTTCGCTTGTGACGCCGTCGGCGATGATCTGAATGCGTGGATTCATTTGGACTTGCGCTCCAATTTTTCAATTCGGCGGACAAGCGCCGCGCTGTGCTTGATCAGTTCCTCAATAGACAAGGCGTTGTCCATTGAGCATTCGAGGGCAAGGCCGGGCTTATCGACGGAGAGGCGCTTCACCTTTCGACCGTTCGCCTTGGCGCCAAGTGCGTTGCGCGTGAACTCGCGAACCCATTTCGGATCGTGCTTTTGAAGCCACTGCGCGATAACGCCATGGTCCTCGCGACCATCACGCTTCCACTTCCACGAGCGGAAATTCCTGGCGACCTTGAGGGCAATGCCTCGCGTCACCGCCATGCGGCGGATCTCGGTTTTCTCGCGTCGGTCGGAAACGTTGAAACCACCCGAAGCGGTGATTAGTCCCGTGGCGAAGAAGTTGCCGTCACGCGTCATCTGGTGCGTATTGGTGGCACCCGCGTGGAAGGCAATCATCTGGTTGCCGCCGTTGTAGTACGCATCCATGGCGGCGATGTGGACGTTGCCCCACATCGTTGCGCGCCAAACCATGTACGCACTTTGCGAACTTTGTGCGGCAATTTGAAGTGCCGGGGTGCGGTTCCCATTCCAGTCGACGAACGACCCCCCTAGCCCCTGCTCGGTCGTGCTCAGGTATCCGACCTCAAACGAATTCTGGCCGAACGATGGGTACATTTTCACGCCGCCGCCGGCGGTCTGGCCGCGAAGGTAGCCGTCGTTCGTCACCACCCACGAGCCTACGGACGAGGCCGCCCCGTTGGGGCGCATGTAGATGGCGCCTGCACCGGTGGGTGCGAGTACGAGTGCGCCCGTGCTCGAGGTGAGATTCTGGCCGACGGTAACCTGCGCCGCGAATGTGGCGATGCTATCGGCGCGCGTGATGGCGAGCGCGTAGCCGAGCCACGTACCGTCGTCTGCGTACCGGCCAATGCCGAAGTTTGAACCGAAGTTGCTGCCGGTCTCGTTAGAGGCATCACCCGGGACGAAAGACCATCGCGCCTTTCCGGAGATTTTGCCGATGATGGAGCCGGACACCGCGGACGTGGCGCGGTTGATGACCAGGTCGCCGGACATTGTGTCGCCAGCCTTGTTCACCTTGGCATCGAGAGCGGTCTTGTCGGCCTTGGCGGCGAGTGAGTCGGACAGCCCGATGATGTCGACCTGTTGATGCGAATGCTGCTTAGCAGCTGCCCCGATGTCGCCCAGGACCTGAGCGGGGGTGCGCGGGACCATGGGGTCCGTGCCGTTCGCGGCGCCAACGAGGAAGCTGCCGGCGACGACAGTAGCCACGCCGGTGCCGCCTCGGACGACAGGAAACACGCCACTGTTAATGTCGCCGGCGTCATGCTGATGCGGTGATGGCTTGAAGGTCGCAGGCACGCCGGTGAGGTTCGCGTAGGCCTGGTAGAACGAGCCGTCCTGTCCATCGAGCAGGTCGGCATCGAGACCCTTGCCGGAACCGACGTCAAACGTCGACGCGCTCTTCAATCCAAGGGCTGCGCGGAACGCCAGCGCTGTCGCCGAGGCTAGAAGGCTCTTGACGAAGGTGGACGGCGCGCCGGCGCCGAGGCGTGCGTTCAGAGCGGCCAGAAGACTCTTAGGGGTGATAACCCGAGTACTGTCGGTGCCCGTCGTCGTCTCGTCGTCGGTGGCGAGCTCAACCACGCCCAGGCGCTCGGTCGTTGCCTGGGGATTGCTGAAGTTGGTGTCGCCGAAAGTGATCTGCGTGGCGTCGATGTCGGCGAACTGAATGTCAACCGCCAGAAGCATGGCGGCCTGGGCCGACTTCTCCACGATCACATCAGCCTGGCCGTACGACCCGAGCATCGTCCCGTCCGTGAGGTACAGGCCGAAGCCGCGGATGGAGTAGGCATCGCCGCTCGTGTCGCTGATGGTGACGTGGATCGTGTCGGCGGCCGTCGCCCCGCCGGCGATCGTCGCGACGCGCTTGACCTCGCTCGGTACGGCGTCCCCGGATGCGAAGGCGGTTGAGGTGAGGCCGGCCGTGGCGACAACCACAGCATTCGTGCCGTTGCCCTGGGCGTTGCGCAGGGCGGCGTATCCGGCCGCGGTGATCTTGATGGGTAGAGCGGCCATCAGCTGACTCCGTTGAACGAAAGGCGTGCGTAGGCGACGGCGCGGCCGGCGGCGATAACGCCGATGCCGCCCGTGGTTACGACGCCTTGGGTGAAGGTGAAATGCGATCGCACCGGCTTGGCGCGGCGGACCTCGGCGATGATGTCGTCCACGAACTCGGCAGACGCTTCCTGCCCGCCCTGGCTGGGCACGGTCAGGACCAGATTGAAGGTGTGCGGCACGCCCTCGGGTACGGTCTGCCACCACTCCTGGATTTCGACGTGGCCACCGAACGAGGTGACAACGTCACGCACGGCCTTCGCGGTGCCTTTTCGACGTGCGATATCGATCGCGGTCTTGACCCGGTTGCGCTTGATCGCCACGGACCAGTACGGCTTCCACGAGTCGACCGACAACGACCAGGCTAGGTAGGGCAGCTGGTCCTCAGCGATTTCGTCGGGGTTCCACAACGTGGCGATCGGCACGGGGATGTCGAGCACGTCCCTGCCCACGGCCTCTAGGGCACGTTCGAGGTCGGACGCATTAGGCGGCAGCAGGCTACTCACCGATGCCCCTGTAGGTGAGGGTGATCGCCGTGCAGTAGGCGGCCTGCGTGTCGCCGACAACGATGGTGGCCATCGGCTTGTTGAGTACAACGTTCTGGATACCGGCGACCTGCAGGGCGCCGTACAGGCCGGACAACGTGATGTCGCGCCCCATGCGGCGCGAGGCGGCCAGATAGGTGTTGAGGCTCGTCTGCGCCGCGGCCATGGCCACGCTCGAATCCGGACCAGCGAACGACCACATATCCGCGTCAATTTCGAAGGGGAGGATCTCTGCCGATTGCACGGTGACGTAGTCCGTCAGTGGCCGCACGCTCTCGGCGCTAACTGTGGCGTCGACCAACTGCAGGAGGTCGTCGGAGGCCTCGCCACTGCCCATCCGCGAGAGGACGGAGACGAATACCTGGCCTGGCCATGCTGCGTTGTCCATCGCACTGTTCATGGCCGTCACGAGCTCGGCCGTCGCGCCGTGGCTGGCCAGCACCTGGTTGACCAGGGCCTTGATGTCGTCCGGCTCGGGGCTGGTCGCGCTTGCGTCCAGGACGTCGCCGGATGCGCTGCGTGCGTGGTAAACGTAGGCCGCTTCGGGGCCGGCAACGGAGAACGACGACGGCGCGAGCAGGATCCGCTCGAGGAAGTCGCCGTCTTCCTCCAGCACGGGGTCGGGAACGCCGTGATCCGGATCCGCCGGCGTGATGACCAAGCGCAAGACGCCAAGGAGTGCGCCCAGGTTGTCCAGGTTCTTGCCCTTGGCAAAGGGCAGCATGACCGCGCGGGCCGCGTCGTTGACGCGCTGGCGGGTCATCAGAGCGACGTAGGAGAAGACCTGCAGAATCTTCGCCGGCAGGCTCGAATCCTTCGTGGCGTCAAACTGGTTCCACAGTTCCTCGAGCTTGGCCGCAGCGGTCGCGTAGATCGTTTCCAGGTCCAGCGCTTCGATGACATCGGGCGGCGGCAGTTGATTGAGTTGGATGGCCGTTGTCACGAGGACGTACCCCCAGCGATGGTGAGGCGATAGCTCTGGGCTGCAGCGTCGTCAACCAGCGTGGCTTCCAGCTGCACGGCAAAGCGGCCGTTCGCGGCGTCAAGCGACGCGACGGCGACACGCTTGACGTTGATGCGCGGCTCCCAGCGCCGAAGTGCAGTGGCCACTGAGGCGTACATCAGCGTGCGGTTAGCCTGGTTCGCGGGCTGGTCGACCATATCGGGAAGGCGCGAGCCGTACTCACGACGGGCGATGCGCGAGCCGATCGGCGTCCAGAGAATGTCGGCGCATGACTGGACGACGTCTTCGAAGGCCGAGATTTCGGCGCCGGTGTTGTGATCCATGCCGGTCATTGCGGGCCTTTCGTGATGGCGCCCGTTTCCGGATGTACGTGGCCCTTGCCGCTGATGCCCGCGGCGATCACGTCGGTGTCGCCAGTGACGGTGCCTTTGGCGTGGTTGTCGCCGTCTACGTCGACGTTCTTGGTCACCTTGAGGTTCCCGTCGACCACGGCGTCGCCGGTGAACAGAAAGCCACCAGGCGCAGTGACTTCGACACGACCGCCGGCGGGAAGCGTGCCGCGTAGTACATGGCTGGCGATGTCGTAAAGCAGCACGGCGCCGTCGCCGAACGCCATGATGACGTTGTCCTCCGTCGCCCCGTCCGGGATGGGATTCTTGTCAGAGGGGATGCCGGCAAGAACCACGCCGCCGCCGAGGTCACCGTAGGGGGAGAGAACGAGCACCTGCTCGCCAACGGCTGGGGGAGACCAGTGGCGAACCTTGTCGGTGGACGCGCGCAACGATACCCACGGCAGCGGCGCAGTAAGGAGTCCCCCGACCTGCACGCGAGCGCGTGCCGGCCGTGTGGTCACCGATTGAACGGTGCCTTTCCGAATGAGGTTTGCCAGGGCTCGGGCGAGGTCGGAGGACATGCCAAGCAGCTTCGCCGACGCCTATTTTTTAGGCACGCGGCTACTGTTCTGTACGCGTTCCTACAGAACAAGCGGTCAGTCGGTGAGGTGCTTTAGCAGGTGGTCGCGCACCATCTGTCGGTCGGCGTCGGAAAATCCGAGCAATTGACGGCGCGCGTAGCGAACCTCGGGGCCGCCAGGCGAGACGCGATCGCGCAGGCCTTCCTGGTGGACTCGGGCAATACGCTCAGCGCGGCCGGTGAATCCCACGGCCGCCTCAGTGGTGCTGGCCATGACCTTCAACCAGCGTGCGGTGCGCAGCTTGGCGAACATGGCGCCTTGACGCCGGCGGATGCCGCCGCGCTTCGCTCGCAGGTTCTTACCCGGCCTGCGTGCGGTGAAGGGCGTGCCGTCAGGCTCTTTCTGTTCCCTGATTCGCGCCACCTGCGAGCGACGCAGGTCCGCGCCAATCACGCGCGAGAGAGCCTTCCGGCTGGCGGCTGAGAGCTTGGCCGCTAGGGGTGCTACCCACGCTTCGAGGTGAGTCAGCTCGTCGGCCATGGCCAGGTCTGCGTCATATCCAGCGCGGGGGCAGCGGGATGGTTGAACGTGCCGTCATCGGCGACGGCGACGGGCTCTTCGACTTCGACGGTGATCTGCAGGTCGACCATGTCGCCGCTGAGCATTTCCACCTCGAAGCGGAACGCCTTGTCCGCCTTTTCCGGGTTCATCAGGACGCCGGGGAGCTCCACGCGCATCCATTCCAGGACGGCATGCGATACAGCGTCGACGTCGCCCGCGAAGTCCTGGACGATCGCGATCGCCTGGTAGTGATACTCGAAGCCCTTGCCACTGCCAGCGCCCGAAATCGCGCGGCCGTTGTCGGCAAAAATCGACATCTTCTGCGGGTCGGTCGCGAGCTCGGCCGATGAGCCGAGCAGCGCGGTACGGAAGGACTGAAGCTTTTTCATGGGCCGGGCGCCGTGTGATCGCGGACCCAGCCCTGTAGCGCCGTCAGCTGCTCGGCGGTTTCGTGGCAGACACCGTAGTTTCCGACGATGACATCGATGGCTTCAGATGCTGCAACGGCTTCGCTGGCCGCATCAGGATCTCCGGGGGGACCGACGATGGGCATACCAGCTGCCGCGGCGTCGTGCAGCCAGACAAAACCATCAGGGAGAAGGTAGCGGCGATCAGCAGCTGGCGTGACATAGCGGGGAATCTCCTGGCGGATGGCGGCCGTGGTGTCATGGATCACCTGCAGGCGATCGTGGTACTCGGTGATGCGGACGACATCAGCCCGGGCGGCACTGGCTTCAAAGTCCGCGGCGATGGCGACGGTTTGCGCCGCCTGCAGCTGCGTGGCGAGGTCGCGCGCTTCATGGTGCTGCCACCACAGGAGTCCGCAGGCGACGAGCAGGAGGGTGACGAGGGTGATGGCCAAGGTCTTCATGGGATCACATCTCCACGCGGTTCAGGACCCATCCCTGCAGGAACTGTCGCAGGCCCGGGTTGGCTTCGGTTCGGGTGAGGTAATACTCGGCTTGCGAGCCATTAAGCCCGCGCAGCAACGCCGTGGCGCCCATCGGGCCACGCCAGCGAAGGTAGGTCTTCAGTGCGGCGATCGTGGACGGCCCAATGTTCCCGTCGACCTTCAGAGGGGCGTAGCGCGCGCCGGCGACGTTGAATCCGTTGAGCCACCGCTGCAGGAAGACCGAGGCTACGTTAGGGCCACAATTGACGCCGGTGTCCACCAGTTCCGCGCCGATGCTGGGATCGATGGACAGCACCTGGTCAAACGCAGGGTAGGTGACGAACCGCTTCCGGTAGATCGCTTCGGCGACCGAGCGCGGCAGCGATTCCATCGGGCCGGTGTAGCCCGACGCGCGCGCCACGCGCTCGCTGATGCCGAAGCGGGTGGGTCCGCCCGGGTCACCCGGTGTATTCGTGTACTTGTCGCCGCCCTCGATGTCGATGACGCCGGCGATGATGCGATCGATGCGCTGCTCGGGTAGCTCGATCACGACGGGCGCCCCAGGACGAGACGCCGGCACGTCGCGCCGATGCTGCGGAGCAGATGCGCGAGGTTGCCCTGGTGCGCAAAGAGTCGCCACGCGAACAGGGCGACCGCGATGCTTTCGATGGCTCCCGGTGGCGGCTTAACGCCGAACGCAATCTTGACGGCGGTGCCGACCAAGGCGACGACGAGGATCCATGACAACCACGCATACGCGAAGCGGTGCCGAGACGGCCCACGCCGGAACGTGACCAGGCGTAGGGACGCAGCGGTCGACGCGACGAAAAGAAGCAGTGACCACGGGTGGTAGACGCCGCCGTGAAGCGCCCGAACAAGCGCGTAGAGGCCGAACTGGCCAGCGAAGGCGGCGCCCAACTGCAGGCCGACATAGGCCGCCGTGGCCATGGCCACCCATAGGATGCGCGATCGCCGCGGCCGTTCACTGAATAGGCCAATGCTCCAGAACATCGCATACACCGCGGCGGTCACCACGGCCAACACTACGCAGAAATGATTGAGTGACATGGGTCAGGCTCCACGCTTCAGGAGGGAGGTGAAATCGAACGTCTTGACGCGTTCGATGACTTGGGTGGTCACGGTGATAGCGAGCGCCCCGGCAAGGAACGCGGCGATGCCCGTGCTGTGTAGCGGAAGGCGCTGGATGAGCTCGGGCGCGGCGACGTAGCCCGCGCCGGCGCTGATGACCAAGTAGGCCAGGCGCATGCCGACGGACTGGTCACGCGCGCTTGTGACGAACAGGGCGCCCCCGGCGATGGCGCCGACCAGGGCGTTGGCATCCACGCCGGGGACGAGCGCGGAGGCGGCCGTCGCGGTGGCAGCGGCCGCGGCGATCGCGAGGGAAGCGGTGGCAGGTTCGGTCATGGATCAGTCCCACAGTTGAGTAAGGGGAACGACGGCGGGCGCCACACTCTGCCGGGGTGGCAGGATGACGGGCGTGCCCTCGGGAAGAATTGGCCCCAGATCGGCCAGGCCGCGGTTGAGCTCGAGCACGGCTTCGGTGACGCCACGGGTCGCGCCGAGCTCACGCCAACAGATCGCGTCGACGGTGTCGCCCTGGCGAGCTCGCACCACGTCGGCGCCGATGACCATCAGATGAGTTCCACGACGGTGCGGCCGCGCTTGAGGATGTCGGCAATGGCAAACGTGGCGTCTCGCCGCCAATCGCGTGCTGCAGAGTCCTCGAAGTCCGCGCGGTAGTCGCCGGCACGGGTGGTGTCCCACTGGCGGTAGTTGTCGGCGACATCGGCCTGCACGGTGCAATACACCGCGCGCCGATAACGCTGTACCAGGATCGACGCACCACCTACGGTCTCGCCGATGTCTTCGGCGCTTGCCCAGCCGGCCGCGACTTGCTTCGCCTTGTAGCCGGCCAGCTTGTCGTTCGCCCAGATCATCGCCTCAATCACGCATGCGCGGAGGCGCTCATCCGTGACGTTGCCGGACAACCGGGACGACGCGCGCAGGTCGGGCAGCACGATCGCTGGCCAGAAGCCATCGTTGTCGATCGTCACGGCCGGTGATGGCACGGTCGCGGGAGTTGATGCGGTGCCACCGTTGGCGGTCAGACTGGACATATCAGGCTCGCGAATAAAGCCGGCGGTGGACGGGTGGGTCACGGAGAGCCATGAAGGCTTTCGATCGCCACCCGTGCCGCCGGGCGCCGGGGGAAGGCTCAGGCACCGCCCGGGGGCGGCTGTTCGGGGTTGCCGGCGTCGCCGGCGGTGTTCGGGTTGTTCTTCAGGTGCCGCTCGATCTGCTCGATGTCCTTTTTGGCACCTACGGCCTTGTCGAGCTCGACCGCACGGCGCAGCAGCGCCAATGCCCGCACAGGATCTTCGTCGCGAAGCTGGCGGCCCAGGGCCATGTGGAGCTTCGCCTTCACCTGGTCGGGCATGTCAGCGCCATCCGTGAGCTCAACGCCGGTGAGCTCGGCGGCCGCGGCCAACACTGCCGTAGCGAACGGCTTCTTGGCCTGCTGCGCGCGAAGGCCGGCTTCGGCGATTTCCTCAGCGATGTAGGTCGCGGGATTTCGGGCGAAGCGATCGGGCATCGCCAGTCCGTGTTTCAGGGCATAAGCGGCGATCTTCATCGCACCGTCGTAATCGCCGACATCGATACGCCAAGCCAGGATGAAACCGACGATGTCGTCTGGCGTACCGGCGTCCGAAGCGATCACGCCGTCGATATACGGGACGTACTCAGGCAGCATGTCGCGCTTCGCGGACACCTTGCGCTCTGTCGACTTAATCTCCTTGAGCCGCCGGCGATCGTCGTCCAGCTTCTTGTGCATGAGCGATACGGCACGGGCCTCAGCGCCGGACACCACCTGCCCAGGCGCCGCGTTAGCGGCGGCCTGGGAGGCGAGAACGCGCATCTTGTGTTGCTGCGCGGGCGAGAGCATTAGTGACCTGCCCCCGCGGACCAGTCGCCGATCACGATGTTTTCAGCGAACGCGGCGAAGTCGAGGTCTTCGACCACGTAATCCTCGTTGCTGGACTCGTAGTTGGCGATGCGGTTTTTCTCCGGCTCATCCTTGACGAAGCGGCGGCGCTTGCCGTTCTGGTAGTAGATCGACAGGTTTTCCGGCGCCGTAAGGAGCAGCGCGTTGTCCGGGAAGAACGGAACCGACAAGCCCGGGTGGCCACCGATGGCCTTCTGGCTGACCAGGACCTGGGCGGCGAGCTCGTCCTGGGCACCCTGTTCGCGGTTGATGAGCGGGAAATACTTGTCGTGCATCAGCTTGCGGCCGACGATGACACGGAGCGCACCGTTGCCCTGGTACCACGGCTCCAGGAGCTGCTGCAGATCTTCGACAAGGGCGTCGAGGTTGTTGTAGTCACCACCCGGGCCCACGCGGATCTGTCCCGATGCGGGGACCACTTCCTTCATGTTGCGCTCGGGCGCCTGCTCGCGAATGATCTGGAGCCAGCCCTTGTTGAGGTCCTGGAGCAGCGGGTGAGCGGTTGGATCGGTAGTGTCAGCACGCGACACACCGTTGAAGCCGATCATCATCCGGTCCAGACCCTGCTGGTTGACGATCATGTTGGCCAGGCGCGGCTGGAAGTCTTCGAACTTCGCCCACTGGTCCAGACGGGTGTACGTGATGGCGGTATCGAAGTTGGTCTGCACGCACGCGTAGCCGCGCTGGTCCAGCACGCCGACGTCACGCGGAACGCGCGTCGCAGTGCCGACGATCTGCGTGCGACTGGCGATCGGGCCACTGACGCCCAGGCCGATCTTCTCGCCCTGCATTTCGTCGACGCCGACGATATTGACGAGCTTCAGGAAGCTGTTGTCCTCCTGAATCTTGTCCTCGAGCTTCTGCTGCACGCTCGGGTCGACGGCGAAGGTCACCGTCGCTTCATCGACGCCGTTCACCTCCGCGATCCGGTGCAGGTACGCGTTGTACTTTTTGCGGGTTTCGTTCTTCATTGTGTGCTCTGGCTGGGTGGGGGACGGGGGCAGTGCCTTAGAAGTCGGTCAGCTGCTGTGCGCCGCCATCGGCGCGCTGACGCTGCTGGGTCTGCGCCGGCTCGGTGGCGAAGCGCTTGTCGAAGGCGTCCAGGCGCGAGCGCAGGGCGGTGTTCTCGTCGGTCAGGCGGCGCATTTCGCCGTCCACGCGCTCGAACTGGCGGGCGTTTTCGGTGGACTGCGTCTGGCCGTTCGTGGCGATTTCTTCGATGGCGCCCTGCAGGTCCGTGTAGCGCTCGCCGTCCGACTTGTCCTTGCTGGCGAAAATGGCCTTGACCTTGTCCAGGACGGTGACCGTCGCCTTGACGTCTTCCCATGCGAGCGGGGTCTCGACGGCCTCGCTGAAATGGTTGGCCGGGTCCTGCTTGCGCGCCGTGAGCGGGCTGTCGGCAGGGCTCTTGGCAGTGAATTCGAGCATGCCGGTACCGAGGCTCGCCGGCGTATCGGTTACAGCCAGGCCGGTGAGGTAAGCCTTGCCCGTCTTGGCGAAGTTCGGGCTGACTTCGATGCTGGTGAAGACCTTCTGCCAGGCGGCGGTCATCTTGACCAAGTCGTCGGTACCGGAAATGGTGGCGACCAGCTGCAGCTTGTTGTCCGGGCCTTCTTTGGTTTCCAGGGCATCGACAAAGCCGTAGTTGCGGAACGGACTGTCCGGGGTGTAACCGCGGATGTGTTCCATGTTCACCGTGGCGGTGTAGGTGGCCTTGCTGTAGCTCGCAGCCATCTGTTCGATCCAGCTGCGCTCGATCGTGCGGCCGTCGACGGTGGCGCCTTCGGTGGCGACAACGGCTTTCGTGGTTTTCTTTGCCATGGGCGGGGGCTCGCTTCGGGAATAGGCGGATGAGTCGCCAGCATCGGTACCCCCGCGCGGAGCGGCAACGCGCGCGTGTTCTGTACGGCGGCCCACAGAACAACGCGCGCGGGAGTTGGCCCGGAACGCTCCCTACGCTGTGGTCATGCTGCTGCCCTCGACTGACACCGTGGATCCACGACGGCTCGCCCGACACCTGTATTTCGAAGGGTGGGGCGTGACCCTGATCGCCGAAAAATTGGAGCAGTCCCGCTCTACCGTCGCCGCATGGAAGCAGCGCGACCGCTGGGATGACACCAAGCCCATTGACCGGGTCGACATGGCATTGGAAGCCCGCATGTGCCGCCTGGTCCTCAAGGAGGACAAGTCGCCGGGCGACTTCAAGGAAATCGACCTGCTTGGACGCCAGCTCGAGCGCATTGCACGCGTGCGACGTTACGAAGCCCCGGGTGGGCATGAGGGTGACCTGAACCCCGCGGTGGCCAACCGCAACGCCAAGCCTAAGAAGAAAGCGGTTGCAAACGAATACAGCCCCGAGCAGCTGAAGCGACTGGTCGATGCGTACCACGAGCGCATGTTCGGCTACCAGCGGACGTGGCACGACGCCCTGTCTCACCGCATCCGCAACATCCTGAAGTCGCGACAGATCGGCGCGACGTTCCACTTTGCCGGCGAAGCGCTCGTAGACGCTGCCCAGCATGACGAGAATAACCAGATTTTCCTGTCCGCCAGCCGCGCCCAGGCGAATGTGTTTCGCCAGTACATGCAGGCCTTCGCCAAGGACGCGGCCGACATCGAGCTCAAGGGTGGGCGGGATTCGCCGATCGTGCTGCCCAACGGTTCCGAGCTCATCTTCCTTGGGACCAACGCGAGGACGGCACAGAGCTATCACGGCAACCTGTACTTTGACGAATACTTCTGGGTCCACGCTTTTCAGACGCTGCGAAAGGTCGCGTCGGGCATGGCGATCCACAAGCGGTGGCGGCAGACCTATTTCTCCACGCCGTCCGCCCTCAGCCATGACGCGTATCCCTTTTGGAGCGGGTCGCTCTTCAACAAGGGCCGCGCGAAGTCCGATCGCATCGATGTCGATGTCAGCCACGCCGCACTGGTCAGCGGCATGCTTTGCGGCGATGGACAGTGGCGGCACATCGTCACGGTGCTCGACGCGCTGGCCCAAGGGTGCAACCTATTCGATATCGAGCAGCTGCGCAGGGAGTACTCCGACGAGGAATTCCGCCAACTGCTCATGTGCGAGTTCATTGACGACAGCGCGTCGGTGTTCCCGTTCAACCTCATCCGCCGTTGCATGGTCGACAGCTGGGATGTGTGGGACGACTTCCGCGCAATGGCGCCGCGGCCGATCGGTAACGCGGAGGTCAGCATTGGCTTTGACCCTTCGAAAGGGACGAGCGGCGGCGACCCTTCCGGTTGCGTCGTGACAGCACTGCCCACGAGAGAGCGCGACACGTTTCGCAGTATCGAAAAGCAGCAGTGGCCCGGGCAGAACTTCGCCTCACAGGCCGGCAACATCAAGGCGATGTGCGACCGCTACAACGTGCGCGACATCGCAATCGACGTCACCGGTATCGGCCAGGGCGTGTACGAGCTCGTGAAACAGTTCTTCCCCGCCACGCGGGCTCTGCACTACTCGGCCGAGCTCAAGGCGCAGATGGTGATGAAGGCGTCGGACGTGATGACAAACGGACGCCTCGAATTCGACGCCGGGTGGACCGACCTAGCCGCGGCCTTCATGGCCATCCGCAAGACCATCACCCCCTCGGGGCGCCAGGTCACCTATTCCGCCAGCCGCTCAGACGACGTGGGCCACGCCGACCTCGCCTGGGCGCTCATGCATACCCTGATCTATGAACCCCTGGCTGGCCCGCAAGCACGCGGCCGGTCGATCGTGGAGATTTCCTGATGCGAAAGAAAAACGCCAATGCTGCACGACGATCCGGCATCAACGAGCCGGTGGCCGCGGTCGCCCGAACGCCAGGTGCCCAAGCCTTCACTTTCGGTGAGCCGGAGGCGATCGACCGCGCCTCACTGCTCGACTACCGTTACATCTACAGCAGTGGCCGGTGGTACGAGCCGCCCGTAAGCCTGGTCGGGCTGGCCAACATGGTCCAGGTCGCGCCCCATCACGCGTCGGCGCTGTACCTGAAGCGCAATCTCCTGGTTGAGTCGTTCGTGCCGTCGTCGTTCCTGTCGACCCGCGAATTTTCTTCGATGACCATGGACTATCTCACCTTCAACAACGGCTACTTTCAGGTGCATCGGTCGATCGGCGGAAACCCGCTAAAGCTGTTGCGCATGCCATCGCTGCAGACGCGTGTGGGACTGCAGCCGGGCCAGTTCTGGTTTTGCCCCGAGGGGCGCCAGGAGACCGAGTTCAAGCCGGGGGACGTCGTGCACTTGTTCGACGTCGACCTGAAGCAGGAAATCTATGGCGTGCCCGAGTACCTGAGCGCGCTCCATGCCGCCCAGCTGAATCGATCGGCCACCCTGTTCCGGCGCAAGTACTACGACAACGGCTCGCATGCCGGCTTCATCCTTTCCATGACCGATCCGGCGCAGGACCCTGAGGACATCGACGCGATCCGTGACGCCCTCCGCAACTCGAAAGGGCCAGGTAACTTCCGCAACCTGTTCGTCTACACGCCCGGTGGAAGCAAGGACGGCATCAAGCTGATTCCTATCAGCGAGGTGGGAGCTCGGGACGACTTCGCGTCGATCAAGAACACCAGCCGCGATGACGTGCTGGTGGCTCACCGCGTGCCACCGCAGCTGCTCGGCGTGGTCCCGACCAATGCCGGCGGGTTCGGCAACGTTGACGAGGCGCGCAAGGCGTTCATGCGCACCGAGATCCGGCCCATCCAAACCCGCATGGCCGCGCTTAATGAGGATCTTGGCGTTAACGCGATCGCGTTCCGCAACGACGACCAGGACGAATGAGCGGGGAGGCGGCTTGAGTCGGGACACGTACCTGAGGTCGATCAGGCATTAACAGGGGCGGCCACGGGCCGCCCCTTTTCTTTGTACGCTATGGGCAACATGCGCACGCCGACCAGTTCCCACGAGGCCTTGCGGACTCTTGCCGTTATGGCGGGCGTCCTCGAGTACTGCCCCAAGCACCAGACCTTCTACCGGGGCTCGAACGGCCCCGAGCTGGCGATGCCGTACTACGACCGGCACATCGATGCAATGCGCGCGTTCTTCGGGTCGCCGGTGGCGTTCTACACCGCCCTGAAGCACGAAAGAGCGAAGACCACGCTGACCTATTGCCCGGCGTGTACCCGAGCAGTCGGGCTCGTCTAGCGCGCAGCACCCGACACATCCGTCAGCCGTTCCGTACAGCCCTACAAGCGATTCTCTCTCCTAGCCAGCGCCGCAGTCGGCGCATCAGTCGCGTGTGGACGGCGCGAGCGAGGGGCCCGCGTGGCGGGTCGACGGGCGGCGGCCGGCGCCCCCGGGGGCCTGGGGCAGGGCGGTCTGACCTTGGCGCGCGCGGTCATCCCCCCTCCTCGCCTGCGCGCTTCTCTCCCCTAATCTGTTGCAGTTGATGCACCAGCTACCGATCATGCGCGCCAACGCGTCCGACTGGCGCGCGGCGCCGCCCGCGTGACGCAATTTGATGCAGCTAGGTAGCGTTTTCGGTCATCGGCATCAGGTCTCGGTGTTGCAGCCGTTGCGATATGTAGTTCAGGAGCGAAATCGCTCGCAGGCTGTTGTCGAAGGTGCCGTAGTCAAGGGATTCGCCATGCATAACTTGGTGCCGGTTTAGCTTCGTGAATCCGGCGTCCCGCTGTTTCTCATTAAGAAGAATGGGAATCTCCTGCTTGAAAGGAGCTAGGTAAGCGTCTACCAATCGAGAAGCAAGACCCCCGGTGGTATCGGCCAAGCTTTCTGCAATTGCGCGTCTTTGATCTGCTCTGAAGAACGACTGGCCTCTAATTTTGTCCCAGCAGATGCCATCGACCTGCGCGAATAGGAGAGGTATAGCGAGGGAGTGTTCCCCCCGGTCTACTGCTTGAAATGCAGCATCGAACATGGCTGATCTTTGAGGATGCGCTGCCGACAGTTCGGCCTGGATTCCGTGCATGCGTTGGCTGAAATGCACTCGCATGAGCGCTGTCGCCTCGTCCATCCGTCCCTCAGTGACGAGGTCGACATACGTGTACGGGAAAGGGATCGTCATGTCGCCGTCGGCGAACCACCCGTCGTCTGCTAATACCGTCAGCACCTGGCGCACGGAGTCGGGGACAGTCGTAACCCACGTAGCCAGCGATTCAATGAAAGTGCGAATTGCAGCCTCGTTTTCGGTGAACCACTGACCGACCCGGCCAATCATTTCAGCGAGGCCAGCCCAGAGTTCTGAGATTTCGGCTGGTAGCTTGCCGGTTTGCAAAGGCTCCGAAGGTCCAAGTGGGCTTGGTGCGGCCGTGAGCTGGGTAAGGCTGGTACCTTCGATCGGCTTGTCGGGCATATTGAGTCCTTCTCAACTGCAAACTTTGGGACGTAAGGCGCGCACGGGTGCACGCAATCATTGCTGCGCTTGCGCTACAGCCGGGGGCATAGCCAATACCTTGCGATGCTTTTCTCAATTTTGTTGAGAACTGATCTCAACAAAATCAAATGTTTCATCTTTCGACGGCGATCACCAGGCTGCTCGGTGCTTCGCCTGGACGAGGGATGGGAGGCGACGAGCCATAACGCGCGTCATGGCATGCGGGCGTCGACGGATAGAGGCCCCAGGGATTCGCGAGGTCGTGCAGCTCGACGTAGTACTCGCGGGCACGCGGCCGCCCATCAATCCCTCGCCAGTGCAGCAGCCGCGGGTAGCGGTCGGGGCGATTGACCTTCGGCTTCACCTGTAGCGCTCTGATGAGCTCGATCGACGGTGGCATTGTGAGGTGGTTGCGCCTGGCCACCGACTCAAACTCTACGAAGTTGATCCACACGCCGGCCGGCTTCGATTCGTCCTCGAGCGTCGGCGTCCAGGCGCCACGCATCAGCAATTCCGCGTAGACCCCGAGGAACAGATCGGCGTGCGGGTGATCGTTGCGTGCGTCCAGCATGGTGACTCTCCCGGTTGGGCAGGGCGGCCCGTCATTTGTTAAGGCCCGCGGCGGAAAAAACGCTCTCAAAGTTTTGAGGTTCGACCTAAGTAACATCAGTAACGCTATCTAAGAATGCCACAAAAACGCTTACAAAACATGGTGTTGGCTGTTACACGGCGAAGTAACGGCGAAGTAACGTGAAAAGTAACGTATTCATAAGTGCCTGAATTACCTCATATTAATGGAAGAAAAATGTTACTTCATGAAAGGTAACGACGTTACTCCCCGTTACTCAGATGTTACTTCGGCAAAAACCTCAATTCACTTGAAAAAACATGAGCTTGGGTGGCAAACGCTTGTTCGGTTACTTTTGTTACTGAAACCCGATGGCCAAGACTTTGAGAGCTAAAAGGGCATTTCGGCGGGCAAGAACGGCCTGTCGTTGCCCCTCTCCGTGAGCGTGCTACGTCAGCTGGTGATCGATTGAGGCGTCCTCGGCGGCGATCCAGGCGCCGGTCTTTCGATGCACACGCAGCACGCGGGCCGCGCCGCCGTGGGGAATGATGACCAGGTCCAGTACGGTGCTGCCCTCGTCGGTGAGGTCGATACCACGCCGGTACACCACGATGCGCGAGAAGGTGTCGGCCACCAGCTGGCGAGCCTTGAGCCTGGCGTCGTAGTCCTGGGCTTTCACCGCCTCGACTAGTTCGGCCCAGGCCTGCGCAGCGGCCGGTGTCTTCCGCGATAGCACGGCGAGCTCGGCCTCCGCGGACGAGAGCACGCCGCGCGCCGCGACGAGGTCCGCCTCGATGCCGCGGATCTGGCGCAGCAGCGTGGGAGGCGGGGCATCGTCGTCCTGCAGGAGCACGTCGGTCAGTCGCTGCAGCTTTCTCTCGAACTCGGCTTCCCGCGCACGTGCGGTAGCCACACGCTGCCGCGCCGGTGCGTCAAGAGACGTTCGGTCGAGCAGGGCGTTTAGGTTGATCTGGTCGGCGCAGTACGTGAGAAGCGCACGCTCGATCGGGGCCACGCTGGTGCTACCGCCTTTCACCGGGCAACGTCGCCCAGACTGATCGGAACAGCACGCGAGGCGGCGGTGGCCATCCTGCACTTTGCCCTGTGCATCCCGCCGGCGAGACGTGAGGTTTTGCGCCACCATCGCGGAGCCGCAATAGCCGCAGTAGGTCACGCGCAGGCCCGTGATGATGCCCGGGATTTCGCCACGACCCTTGCGGCGGCCGCGCTGCGTGAGTGCCACCTGCAGATCGGCGAAAGCGTCATCGGTGAGCGCGGCCGGGTAATAGCCCTCAAGGCGGTATTCGATATCTCCAACGCTAAGCGTTTTCGCGCCGACCAATGCCGGCAGACGAAAGAGCTTGTACATATGCGATGCGACCGTCCGCTCACTGACAGCGAGGCCCGCTTCGTTCAGTCGGTCTACGATCTTCGCGGCGCCGTGGCCATCCAGGAATAGGCGGACGGCCAGGCGCACGGCCTCGAGGCGCTCGGGCACAAACTCCCAGGCGCCGTCGACCAGACGTAGCCATTGCGGATCCTTGCCGTTGCGTATGACGCCGCGGAACGTGCCGGCCTGCCAGCCTTCGCACTGCCGTCGAATCGCGGCGCGCACGCGTTTGCTCTTCGTATCGCTCTCTTCGTGAGCTCGGATCATCACCAGGAGGCTGTAGACCAGCTCCATCGGGTTCGCTTTCAGACCCTCCCGGTTGTATTCGCGGCCGTCGCTGGCCGTGACGACCGTGATGCCGGCATTGACCACCTGGGCGAGCTGGGCTTGGGCCTGAATTGGCTCGGCGCGGCTTAGCCGATCGAGGCCTTCAACCACCAGGACGGAGCCGGCAGCGATGCGGCCCTCATCGATGGCGCGAAGGAAGGCGCCCAAGGCGCCTTGCTTGACATGCCGCTGGTGAAAAGCGCTGAGACCTTCGTCCCGAAGCGACAGGGACTCATCAAGGGCGATCCCTCGATCGCGCGCCCATCGCTCGGCGTACTCCGTCTGGCGGGCGGCGCTGCTGCCGGCGGACTGCCTGGAATCGCTGAACCGTAAATAGCTGTATACTTTCGCGTTTTTAGACATGCCGTGAACCCTTCCATGAATGTCGCAGTGCGCGCACCCCGTATAGGTATAGTATCGCTCGGCTGTCCGTAGGCGCCTCTACATATACCGTCGACTGGACAAAAAAAAGCGGCCCTGGGCCGCTTTTTTCGTCATCAGTGGGGCGGTCCCGGTGGCCGCGAATGGACACGGATGTGCCCGTTACCCTCAAGGAACTTTCGATAGCAGGCGAGCATCACGCCCCAGGCTTCCTTTGCAACCTCGGGGCCCGATTCAACGATGCGGCCGTCTTCGTCAACGATCGCGAGCGATGCTCGCTTGCCGTCACGCGTACGCGCCGCGATACCTTCGAAGATGACCGCACTCAACTCGGCACTCTGCAGGCCGATGAGGCTCCGCTTGTCGATCGCCTTTACCTCCGCAATTTTCTTACCCATTTGCTCCACCGCTGGCCGACGTTGCCGTCCTGTTGCATAGACGCCACTCGATCTGATTGAGTCGACTGCTGCGAGTCCTCTCCACCAGTCCCAGGCGTGCGAGTGTCTCCAATGCGCTACGAACTTGACGTGCCGTCACCTTTGGTCGCCCATCCATAAGGCAGTTGCGGACGACGTAGGTGGCAACGACGGGTCCACGCCTTCGAAGCACTGCGAGCACGTCCTCTGCAGGTAAGGGCTCCGGAGCGCCTCTACCTTTCGGTGCCATCAGCCGGTCCTCCGTTCGAAACCGATGACGTTTGCGCCCTGTACCTGGCCTGCGACGGCCTCGGGAAGCTTGCCGATATCGTCAGCCAGGCGAAGCGCGTCGATTTCGGTTTTCACTGCGCTGATGTACGTGCCGGCGACCAGCGCCGTCGCCTTGGCACGCTCAATGACCTCAGATTTCACGTCAGGGTCGCCCAGCTGCTCGAGCATGGCGACCAGGTGGTCACGGACATCGCTCATCTTGTTTTTCATGCCTCGCTCCTGCGATTGATTTTTCGATTGAGGGCGCCCTTCAGCTGGATAAGCTGGACGACCTCCTTGGGATAGTTGTGGTAGGTGTTTCGCCGCATGAGTTCAGCGCGCGACACGAGCTGGAGGGCATCGAGCGTGATTTTTTCAACGTCGGTCGACTTCCGTCCTGGCAGAAACGCCACGGCGTGTCCGCCCGGAATCGGGCCGTTTGCCTGCTCCCAGACGATTCGGTGCACCGCTACCCAGCGACGGGCCGGAGCCCGCGTGGGGTCATCCGTCACCTTGCGCTCGAGGTAGCCATCTTTGCTCATGCGCTCACTGCCGATCGGCAGGTAGTTGTGCTGCGCTGCGCCGCTCATCGAACCCTTCTTGAATTGCGTTTCCGCCATGCGACCGGGAGCCCATCCAGGGCGACGAACGCCTTTATTGCTGGGGGTCTGGCCAGGCTTGAACTGCGTGGCCCGCATCTTCGGATCTTGCTTCCCCCGGAGCACCCGGCCCGATCGATCGCTTGCATAGAACGCGTCGGTCTTCGCAAGGCGTAGCCTTGCTGCGCGCTGGTAGACGGTAGTGACGCTGCGTCCGAGAGCCGTCGCTACGACCGCCGTCTGCTCGTGTGGGTAGCGGGCACGCAGGATGTTGTCCTGTTCCGGCGTCCAGGGAATGCGCGTGATAATGCCGCGGCTCTTGGTCATGTCAGCCCCGCTTGCTTAATCGCTGCGCGCAACGCTTCCGTGTATTGGGTGACCGCGCAGGCGTACCCGTCTTCCCATTCGTGAGTTGCGTTCACGGTTGGAATGCGCTTCGCCACTTCCATAGCGTCAATCACGCCCGTCAATGCGGACAGCGGCAACGAGTCAGCCATGGTCCACCTCCTTTAGGGCTGCGTCGAAGGCACTGCCTGCGATTTCCTCACACGGCGATCCAATCTCGGCCGCCGTCGCCAGGTAGATAGTCCCGTTGCGTTCAACGAGCCGGTAGCCGCAAAGCAAAAGCGTGCCCCAATCTGTTCCCAGCGCGTCGAACACCGGGATGATCCGCGTGCTCGAGGTCGGTCGATGGGCGGCATAAATGGCTTGCACGCGCCGGAGCTCGTCGACCCGTTCTGCCTTGCCCAAGGAGGTCTTTGTCGAGATTCGCGCACGTGGCGCCTGCGTGTATCCGTTGCTCGCTGACGGAATAGTCCAGATATCGGTGGGCATCTTCGGCTCGAACTTGAGCCCGTAAAAGCCGCGGCTGGTACCGGCGCTCCTGTACACGGGTGTTGCGCCGTCAAAGCGCGCGGCAAACGCTTTGGCTTCGGCCACGACGCCAGCGTTCTGCTGAGCATATTCGGCCCAAGCTGCCCTGGTCTCCGGTGTCGAGGCACGGTAATAACGAACGGTCATGCCATCAGCCATGCGAGGCCTCCTTGCGGGCTGCACGACGGCGCCCATTGGTTGGGAAAGGGAGCGGCGCCGGCAGCGCCATGGGGAACTGCCCGTAGAGCACGCCCCAATCGTTTTCGGCCAGCTGCAGCGTGGCGTGCAGCCCCGTCGAGCGGCCGCACTTGCATTCAAGGGAATGGCGCACCGCCGGCACGTCCGCCTGCATCGTCTCGCGTAGGGTCCGGCCGTGATGCTCAATGTGCCGCGGCTCGTGGCCGCCCTGGCGGCAAAGCGCGAAGCGATTGCCCGGGTGACAAATCTGGATCTGGCGCATGGTCAGCACTCCCCCTTCGAGGCGCGGTGGTAGCCAGTGACGTCCCCGCCGTCGACCACGCCGGTGGCGATGAGCCGGCCGAGCATGTGTGCGGCACGCGAGGGCGAAAGCTCGGCCATGGCCAGGGGCTCGTTGAGGCTCGCGCCTCCGTGCCGGCGGACGGCCGTCACCAACGTGGCGAAGGCCGGGTCGGCTGCGCCGGCGCGCAAGGGACGCGCCGCGCCGTCGAACAGATCCACCGAAGCCCTGCGGATCTGCAGGGCGCGTTCCTCGCTGACGACGCCCAGGGCCATGGCCAGGGCGATCGCACCGCTGACGTATGCCAGGTGTTGCGGGCGAGCCTGCGGGTGGCTTGCCACGTCGGCGCTGAGCACACCGGCCATGCGCAGGATCACGCCTTCCGTCTGCTCGGGCGTCAGGAGCGCGTGAGAGGCGTTCGCGGCAGTGCGCGGGGGCAATGTCTGCCCTGCAGTCGGCGTGCGTGCTGTGGGCGCGCCAGGCGCCCGGGAATTGGCTTTCGACATGTCAGTTGGCCTCCGGTCGGGGGATACGGAACGTGGTCTCCAGGTGCGTGAGCAGGCGCGTCACTTCCAGGACGGCGAGAGCGAAGTTGTTTTCAACCTCGGCGTCTTGCGACTCGTGCTCCTGCAGCGCGCTGTCGAGCAGTACATCGGTGGGCCGAAGTGCGCGGATACTGAGGTCTTCGGCGAGCACCAGATCGAGCCGGTCATCGAACGTCAGGCCGGTGGTAAAGCACTGCTTGCCGCTGCGCAGGTGCTCCCGGATCTCATCGGTGTCCAGGTCCTGCCGCCGGCACCGGACAACAGCACCGTGCGACGTCGCAGGGTCGCGGAGCTCGCACTCGTCACCTAGGGTCAAGCCAGCCGGCATTTCGCCGGTGGCCAACCAGTGCGTCATGAGCAGACGCGGGCTTTCCTCGGGAGCCAGGCGTACGGCAGGGAACGAACCGAATGCCTCCCGCAGCTGCGACAGCACGTTTTCGGCGCGCTGGCGGGAGCGCGTGTCGATGACCACCCAGCCATCGCCCAGGTCGATCCATCCACGGGTTGCGCGGGTGCTGATGAGCGCACGGGGGAGCAGTTCGTTCCAGACATCGTCGCGGATGCCTTTCCGCTCGCGGGCGCCGACCTTGCGGTCTTCATCATCGGCGATCTTCTGCGCGCGCTTGGCGACTTCCTCGTTCACCGCACGGGCGGTGATATCCCGGACGCGCAGCTGATGGGTGAAGCCGACAGTGCGGCCATGGCGGACGACCAGGCGATCGCCGGTTGGCCCGTAGGGCGAAGCGAACCCGGAAGCGGACAGTTCCTGGGGGCCGGGGTCGCGTGTTGTGTGCAGCGCCAATTCCGCCTCGATTTCATCGATAGATGACCTGGGCGGCGCGCCGATGCGGTAGACGGTCAGATTGCGAGGAAACATGGGCGCCTCAGCGGTGGACGACGTAGGGCGCCGCGGCAATAAACGCCGTGGCGGTGAGGATGACGCCAGCCACGAACCCGACCAGGACAGACGGGTCGCGGGTGGGGCGGGGGATGGCCAGGCCGGCGGCGACGTGGCCACTTGCCGTAGACTTGAAGCGGGGCTCGAGCGCCACCGCCGTATCGATCTTTCTGTTCATTGCTGCTCCTGGTTGGTGGGGCGGTAGCGCGTGGGGAGTGTTGCGATCACTCCCCCGAGCCCCGCTGTTACTGCCGGCGAACCGGCTCATTCGCCGTTGGGTCGTTTGAAAATCCAACAGCGGACGCTTAGCGATTTGGGACCGTCCGTGGCTTCGGTCACACTCTTGGCACGAAGCGGGCTACGGACGGTTTTGTTGGCCTCAACGAACTTGTGAACCTTGCTGGTGGGCAGATGCTCGTGGAGCTCGCTCAGCGTCGGTAGATCACGCCAGCGCTCAGCGGCACGGGCCAGCCATTCGTTGAGATTGACGGCGATCTGGCCCTTTTCGGCGCTGTGATTGAGGTACGGGTGCAGGCCGGTGCCGTCGAGCTCGTAGAAGCGATCCCAGAAATTGCGCACGATCGGGTGATCGGAGCCGATGACTTCCTCGCGCTCAACGATCATTCGCTGGATCTGGGCGTAGGTTTCCCCGCGAAAATCGGCCATGGAAGGAACAACGAGCTCCATCGCTTCGGCCATCGCCATCAGCTGCGCATGGTTCTTGGCCAGGCGGATGCTCTTTACCCTTTCCAGGGCCATAAGCTCGGCTTCGTAGACCGGCATGCGCTCCGCGAAGCGCTCCATCACCTGTGTCTCGGCCTTGGCGGCGCCCACCACGAAGTAGCTCAGTTCGTCCGCCGTCATCGCATTGAGACGGTCAGACTTCTGTTTGCCTTCGGGCGTGTGACCCTCGCGTGTCATGAACACGTGGCAGATACGCTGCATCACAGCGTCGTCAGCCTTCACCGGGCGGTTCTGCTCGATCACGATCGACCCGCGGAACGGCGGCTCGTACGTCTCGTTGCCGGAGTTCTTCACACCGGTGGTGCGCGTCGAACGGCCGTTGTAAAGCGACTTCAACTCGTTGTAGTCGAACTTGAGCGCCTTCGCGCCGTCGTCGCCGCGGTCGCCTTCCATCAGCACCACCGGAAGGTTGGCCACCTGCACGAACGTTCGCGCGCGGCCTGCAGCGGTCGACTTCGAAGGGTCGAAACCTTCGTAGGTCGGGCGGCCGGTGAGACGGTTGAGGAAGGTGACCAAGGAGGTTTTGCCCGAGCCTGCCTCGCCTACCATTTCGAAGAACGGGAAGCTCTCCTGGCATGCGCGCACCTGCTCGGCGAACAGCGATCCGAACCAGAACGCCAGGGCGACCAGTCCCTTGCCGCCGTAGACGTCGCGCACAAGCCGCGGCCACGTCTGATTGAACGAGTTGGGGTCGGCGTTGATCGAGTGCGGGACGCTGCTGGTCGTTTTAACGTTGGTCTTCTTGTCGAGCTCGAAGTATTCCTCTTCATTCACCTCGAACACGCGTCCCTCGCGCACGGCGACGTTCTGGAAGACGTAGGCGTTGAATTCGCGGGCGTAGCCGATGAAATCGATGGTGTCGACCTCCTTGAGCTTCCTCAGGCGATCGTCGTACGTGCGGGCGAGCTTTTCCTTGCTGCCTTTCCAGCGTGCGCCGGACAGCAGCGAGAGTAGGCGGATGTCGAACTGCGCGGGCGTCGCCACCTGCTCGGCAGTAAAGGCCGACTTGACGGGGCGCTTCCTGGCCATCTTGATGTTGAAAAAATACTGCGAGTCGTCGGTAATCGCATTGCGCTGGAAATACAGCGGCTCCGGCAGGCACGACGCAATTTCGGCCACGCTGCAGGCCTGCTTGAGCGCTTCGTCGGTGAGCTCTTCATCGCTACGCTCATCGCCGTCTTTTTCGCGCAGGGACTGCTTGGCCTTTTCGAGCCGCTTCTCGCTCAGTTCGAACCAATACACGCTATCGCCGAATTCGAACGGGAAGCTGGTGTGCTCGCTGCGCTTGTACATCCTCCGTGCTTTCTCGGACGGCGAAGGTGCCAGGGCGATGTTGCCCTCGTGCCGGTAGTCGGTCAGGTGGTCATCGGCAAGTCGGCTGCGTTGATGCGCCTCGTTCCAGTCAATTTTCTTGCCGTCAAGCGGCTGCGGGATGATTGCCGCCGTCGCATGCCAGCCATCGGCGCGTGACTTCTTGACGTGGTCTTCGAGGTATTCGCGGCCACCGCGGTCGCCATCGGGTGCCCACACCAGCTTTGGCCGCTTCCCGCCCTCGGGAAACAGCTTGTCCAGGGTGTGCTTCGGGTAGTTGGAATTGGAAATGGCCGAGATTGCAGCGATGCCGTTGAGGCAAAGCGCGATCGCGTCGAAGATTCCCTCAGTGATCCAGATTTCGTCTGCGGTCAGCACGTCGACCAGCGACGCCGGCGGCACCCACGCATGGCCGCGGTACGACTTTCCGTACTGGAAGTGGGCCTTCATTTTTCCGAACCGGTGGGGACGATCGATGATGCGTTCCCAATAGCCGCACCCGGGCAGGTCGAAGCGCACCGTGGCCGAGCCAATGCCCAGGTCACGGCTGTGGTAGTAGTCCTGCGTGTAGGCGCCCTTGAAGCGGCCGATTTCGAAGCCGCGCATGTTGACCAGGTACGCGTCGGCCGCCGCCATCGGCGATTCCACCGTTTGCGGGTAGCGGTCCGACCACGACTGGAACAGGTCGTCATAGAGCTCCTTGACGTAGCCCTCCCACCCGCACTTCGATTTGCGGCTGCACCACAGCTTCCAAGGTGATTCCGCGCTGGCCCACACTTCCTTTTTGCTGCAGGCGGGGCATTTGCCATCCTGCAGCCACTTCGAGTTCGGCCGCGCCTTAAAAGCGTAGTCGTCCATGAGGCGTTTGGTGATGTCCCGATGGAGGGACGCGTCCATCATGGTCATGCGATCGAAATCCCCAGGTACTCGGCAGCTTCAGCGGCGCTCGCCTCGGGCAGGGCCACGAAGAAACCGTCCACCCACAGTTCTAGGCCGCGGTCTTGGTCGCGGGTGACGGCCAGGTACGGGTTGAACGCGCTCACATAGCCGAACGGGCTCAGGCCGTTGCGGTACTCGATGACGGTCACCGAGCGACCGAGCGTTGATGTGCGTTCGGTGATCATCAATCGGGCACCATCGGAACCGACAAGGGTGAGGGTGGGCTTCGTCATGGCATGGCCTCGTTCTTCGACGGGTATTCGATGCCCAGGAACTGCGCGACCGAGCGCGCGCTCACATCTGATAGGTCGAGGTGGAAGCCGTTGACCAGCAGCTGGCAGATGCCGCGCTGATCGCGTATCACTCTGGGGCGATCTTTCTCATCGGCGACGAACGTGACGATGTCGGTGTACTTGAAGTCACGGCCTTTCTTGAAGACTGTCGCAACAAGACCGCCGCCGAAGAATCCTTTTGACACTCGGGTTTGGAGTCCACCCATAGCCTTGACAGTGACCGATTCGATCTTCATGCAGGCACCTTGGCGAGCGCCACAAAAGCCATCACTGCGGCACCTTCGTCCGCTGAAACTGGTAGCGTCGTGGAGCCCAGCACAAGGGTGTGTCCCTCGATCCGCGCGTCGTCCGCGCCGACTAGAGCGCCATGGACGATGCGCTGGTGCAGGCCCCGGCTTTCGAACACCGTGACGTCAAGGACGTTGCGAACCGAACGCATATGCATGGTCACGCCGGCGGTCAGGTCGAGCAGCAGTTCGTTGGCCATCACGTGGCCTCCGCGTCGATCGCAGGGTGTAGAAAGGCTTCGATCGCGTCGGCTTCGGCTGTGGTGACGACCACGGAGAGGTCGCCCAGCCAGAGCATGTGGGCCACCGACGAGCGGACGATCTTCACTCGCGTGAGGTCACACTCCACCACCAGCGCGCTATCGAGGGCTTCGGTATCGAGGGAAGCGGTGACCTGGTCGGTGGCGCGGCGCACGTTGAGGCCGATATTCATGCCCATGGCAAGCGGCATGGCCAGGTCGCAAGCCTGGGTCAGCATGGCGAGGGACAGGCGCGTCATGCCGGCTTCTCCACCTTCAGAGCGACGCAGACGGCGTTCAGCGCGGATGCCAGGCGCACGTCGACCGTGAGCAGCAGCTGATGCGCTTCCGTGGGCGTGACGGTGTGGTTGTACCAGGCGGCGATGATGCCGCTGTGGGCACAGTAAGCAGCCTGCAGGGCTGCGGTCATTTCAGCGGCGGCGTGCTGACGCACGAGCTCGCGAGCGCGGTTGCGCTTGGGCATGGTGGTGCTCCTAAAGTTGGAGACCGCCACCACGCTGTCAAACGGGGTGACGGACGACGCAGGATTGACAGACCGGTAGGAGTCACCGGCGAGCCCGAAGGCTCTCCTGCGCCGCCCGCCAAAAAGGGGGAGACGCGCCGCGCACACTTGCCCGAACGACGGACGAAGAAAAAGCGCCTTCATCGGTCGATGGGCGCTTGTGCGCCTCCTAACTGGGCTGTCAAACCCGGTCGCCGATTGTGCGGCGACGCGGCAAGCATCGCGCCACCG